TAACTGACATTTTAATTGATGTTATTAAACCTATATCAATGAAACGTTTTAGAATTTAATGAAATTTATTTTTCCAATAATTGATATCTAATTTTTCTAAATTAAATTTTTTATTTTGAAACTTTTTATATATTCAAATAGTTTATTGACAAATAAAAATCAAATAATAAATATATAGATTATGAATGATTCTATAAAAGTCATATTATTTTTAAGTGTAGTAACTGTTATTTTAATAGCTTTTATTAAACCCATCAACAACCTACTAGGTGGGTATGATAATTGCGCTATTTGTACTTCTCTGCATTTTAACGGATATTTATCTAATTGGACAATATCGCATTATCTAGTATTTTTAATCGTTGGATATTTAGCTCCAAGACGTATTGCACTTATTGTGATACTGGGAATTGTATGGGAACTCATGGAATTATATATGGAATATATTAGTAAAACACAACATAACGACATGTTAGTAAAATTACTTCGTTTAGATTGTGGTACTAAATTACGCGAAGACCAATTTTGGAACCATTATTTTGGATTTCGTAAATATCATCCTAAAAAGACACTGTTTTGGTGCAGTGGCGGATTTATAGGAAGTGTCCTGGATATCATTGCAGATATAGCTGGCGCTTACACAGGTATTTATATTGCCAATGTTTTAAAATAAAAATGTATACTATGAAAAATTTTATCATCTACAGTGATTTCGACGGAACCATTACTACCTATGACGCGTTTGATAAAATTATCGAACAAGTCTATTCCCGTGCTACTTACAAAAAATTAGAACGTTTGACAATAGAAAACAAACTATCGTCTGAAACCTACTTAGAAATGTTTAACGGTATTCACTATGATATTGTACCATTAGCCAACGATGTAGATGAAACGTTTAAAGAATTTTATGATTGGGTAAAAAAACAAAACATTGAATTTTATATTGTAAGTGCAGGGTTTAAAACGATTATTCAACATGTATTACCGTTTGTCGACCCCTCTATTATTTACAGCAATGATTTTACTTACAATGAAGACCAAACATGGAAAGTAAAATTATACGATACGTTATCTATTCGAAAAACAGAGATTATAAAGTTGCATGAAAAACCTAATTATACGTCTATTTATTTAGGTGACGGGTTATCTGATTTCAAAGTCATTGGAAAAGTAGATTATTTATTTTGCAAAAAAGATTCCATGTTACACAAAAAATGCGTTCTAGAAAATCATCTGCATCATGTATTTACGGATTTTAAAGATTTGCAAGAACAATTTTACCATTTAGATTTTTTCACTTGAATGGTTTGACCGCTTGATTTTTTAGATTTTGACGGGTCATAGGTATCATTATCATCATCATCCGGCAAATTCTTGGATAATTCCCAATATTCTTTTGAACCTAACTTAAACGTGGGATGGTTTTCCGCTTTGTACCAAAAGATTTGTTCTGTCAATTTGTTACTTTTTGCATTGTTGTTAATCACTAAACATTCATAATTTTCAGTGCATTGGTCCATGACTTGACAAAACGATTCAAATGTTGGAAACATACCTGCATAATTTTCATAAATCTTTTTACGATTGTTGATATAGGGTTCTCTCAAAATAAAGACGTAATCAATGTTCGTTCTTAAATTGGGTGGAATACCTAATGGATATTGCATAGTAATAATGAGCAATATTTTCCAGTGACGACCGTTCATGAATAGTAAACGCATCAATTTATCTTTGGTCCATGCACTATCGTACAAACAATCATCTAAAATGACAAACGTACGAGGGTCTATGTTGCTTTTTTTGTAAGTTTGCATTTCTTTCATGACTTGTTTCATACATGTTTTTTGACGCTTTAAAATGTTTTCAATAATAGAGGTGTTGTATTCGTCATGAATGAACAGTTTAGGAATATGTTCACTGTAAAAACTGTTTCCTGCTTCAGTACCTGATATGACCGTCCCTACGGGTATGTCTTGTTGATAAAAAAGAAGGTCTCGAACTAAGAAACTTTTACCTGTATCACGACGTCCAATGAGGACGATAACGGGACCTTTATTTTCGTTGGGTCGGAAACTAATATCTCTCATGCTAAATTTTTTTAGTTCTAAAGTCATGTTTAAGGAATATAAAATTAATAAGTGATTGAAACTTAATTAGTTCAAACTATCCATAAAAAGTATAGTTGGCTTGTATGGTGTTTTACAAAAAAAATAAAAACAGCACTTTTCTCCAAGAATTGGAATCAGTGTTGGATATTTCAGGCGCTCAAAATTATGTTCCACTCTATTCAAGATTTTTTGTACTGAATGCTACCAATTGGAACAGTATTAATTTAGAAAATGATTATGAATTAACGAGTATTCAACAAGGTGATTACAATACTGCTACAGGAACATTTCAAAATAGTATTACATTGCCCATCTTTTTAAAATATTCACCTCTGTTGGACCCATTGAAATATTTAAACGGAAAGTATTCTACCTATGATTTTAATCTTCCTTCACTATCACCTTCTTTTCCTAAATTGGAAGAAGTGAACAACTCTGCGTACACCGACAGTTTTTTTTCTTATTTGTCTTCCCAACTACTTACCAAAGAAAACTTTGTTCATGGCATTGGATTTCACGGAAGTTACTTGGGAATCAAACGAAAATTCAAATACAATATTGAAGACGAAATCGAACAGTTGCACAACTCTACTTTTTTCTATGAAAACAACAACAAATTGTTTACGCTGAACAAAGAAATAAACAATGAGTCTTCTTCCCAACGAAACCGACAAAAACTAGTGTTGGAAGATGAATCCATTCCCCTCGTATTTGAAAATGTAGAATGTTCTTTTGTAACAGAAAAAAAGGAATGTTCAGACCAATGTACATTCGAACTAGAACATATCAATTTGGTTGCCGCAGAATTAGACACTGATGACAAAGCAGTCATATCAGATGAAGGGTCGGATAGTTCTTCCCAATCTTCCAATACTGAAACTGATTATACAGATGATTTGGAATCATCCGATGATGATTTCGACAGCTATGGTCTTATCGCTGAAATCAACCAATTTCCAGTTCAAATCATTGCGTTAGAGAAATGCAAAGATACGTTGGATTCATTGTTGATTGAATGTATATCTCCAGAAGAAATTACATCGGCATTGATGCAAGTGATTATGACGTTAATCATGTATCAGAAGAAATTTCAATTTACGCACAACGATTTGCATACCAACAACATCATGTACGTAGACACTACAGAAGAGTTTGTCTATTACACACACAACAATGTTCATTACAAAGTGCCTACGTTTGGCCGTATTTATAAGATTATTGATTTTGGTCGCGCTATTTACACATTTGAAGGGAAGCGGTTTGTCTCCGACAGTTTCCACCCAGACGGAGACGCGGCAACCCAATACAACATGGAACCCTTTTTGGATGTCACGAAACCAGTGTTGGAACCCAACTACAGTTTTGATTTGTGTCGGTTAGCCTGTTCTATGCTTGATATTATTCCAGATGATACACCCGTCTATGAATTGGTCGAAGAATGGTGTTTAGACGACAAGAAGAGAAACATCCTCTACAAGAAGAATGGGGAAGAAAGATACCCAGATTTCAAGTTGTACAAAATGATTGCAAGGACTGTTCATGCACACACCCCTGAAGCTCAATTGGTAAAACCTATTTTTAAGGCCTATGTAACCAAGAAAGCACATCCAAGTGCTATTCAAATTTAATCTGTACAACTAGTATGAGTTGTAAAGGAAATTGGATAAATTCTGCCAAAAATGTAATCTATTATGACAATGTAGTAGAATGTGAACTACAAAAAATAGATTCTAGCTATGAAAAAAATAAATTTACTTTCAATCCTACTATCGAATACCAAAATATAAATGGTAGATTTCAATCGGTGTTTGACAAATCTATACTATTTTTAATCATAAACATGAATAAAAATCAAGATAGATGGAATAAAATAGAATCAAGTGTAAAAAAACTTCAAAAAATAAATAAATGCGACTTTATACGTATTGAAGGAATTGATGGTAAAACGATGGAAAATAATGAAGCAGCAAAACAAATATTACAACCTAAACCAAATTTAATAGGTCAAACATTTCAATGTTGTGAAAATAATGAATCATGGACGTATCATGGTAATGTCTCTGAAAGTTTTCCTGGATTATTCAAGAATGGACATTTTGGAACCAAAGGGTTATGTCTATCCAATATACAATGTTTTCAAACTATCTTAACAAAATATCCAAATTATAATTGGTATTGTATTCTTGAAGATGATGGAGAACTGAATCAACGAATATACCAACAAATGGTACATTATATTAATATAAATCAACTTGCAGATGTTATTGCTCTAGACAACAGAGGAGCAAGATGTGGTACATCTGCAATATTATATAATCAACGTATTATTACTCATGCACTAGAACATTTACATCCATTATCCAATTTTTCAATTAATAATGAATCTACTTATGGAAAAAGAATAAATTTATGGGACTGGAAATTATGGTCCTATTTAGACGTGTTTAATATTAAAAATGTAAATTATTCACTTGTTCCAAGTGGGTCATTTAAAAGTGAAATCAGTTAACTTTTTATAATATACTTATATATGAATATTTTAGGATATACAATTAGTTTGAAAACGGCTGTAATTTTATTCATTCTGTATAGTATTATTCTTTTGAATATGACTTGGAGTTGTTGTCTATCACCTGCTATTGAATCCATGCAAAATCCAAATTTACAACAATTGGTTAAAGCAAACATAAAAAAAAATAATCCATATAATTAAAGTAAGTTATGTTCGAATTCCAAAATTCAAATAGTTATAATTTGTATTTACTATTTTGGTTTGTAAAAGATTACTGTTTATAAAAAAATAAACAGTAATAGTATGGCTTCCCTTCCACCACTACTTCGTGGGTCTGTTTACGCAAAACAAGAAGAACTAATTTCAGAAACACCGCCGTTACCTGTTATGAATTGTCCGGATGGTAGTGAAATTCGTCAAGGTAATTTTTCAGTTGGTAATGTAACACCTACTAGTAGATTACAGGTACTGAACGGACCTGTTCGATGGACCAATGATGCCGATGATAGTTTATCCAAAACAAGTACATGGACGTATAGAAGAGATAACGCATGCAGTGTTTATTTGAAACCAGACCAACCATTTACGACTAAATATACTTATGTGTGTAGACAACATTATTTTGGTTATTCACCATCACAACCTTTTAACCGTGAACATTACGATTTTACAATCACTACACCAGAATATTCACGTAATCCATATGAGTATATTCATATGGTTACGATTATGGGTCGTCGCATGAATGTCTTCAACATGTATATATCAGATAGGTTATCTCAACTATTAGAAGCCGAATATATAGCATGGTTACGGCGTAAATTTGCTACTATAGCACTTCGACGTAATAGTTTAAATGGAATAGATGGATTAGGACAAATTATTCACCATTCACCTAAATACGGAAAAAGACATGGCGATTTAAAAATACAAATGTGTGTATATCCACGCTATTTATGTTGGGTACTAGAAACCCTTTTCATGAATTTACCGGAATTGTATGCACGAGGAGTAGATGCATTTAAATTTGGATTTTTACATGGTGAAGATAGAATCAATAATTTAGCTGAAATTTATCCAACTATACAACCAGGACAAACAGTAGAAGAATATACAGTAATGGAAAATGGTGAACCAAAACAATATAAACGCGAACAATTATTTATGCCGAATATTGTATTTTATTTATTAGATTCTGTTGGAAATGATGCCAAACCACTTATAGATATGTTAGTTGCTTTATTTCCAAATAATTTTGATTTATCGTGTGATATTCCTAGGTCAAACATACGTGTTTCCAACAATGTTTCATTTTCTGTTGGCGGAGGAAATGTAGAAAAATATGACAATCCTGCATTACAACGAATGCCATTTGAATATGGAAAAATTATAAATACACCTGCATTGCATTCCAGTCATCAAATGTTTAGTAGATATCTTACAGGGCATACTCTTGTAAATGATGATTTAACGTTAAATAATATTGCAAGTTACAAAATGTGCGTAGGACAGTATCCATCGTTCAAAACCATATTTGAACGATACAATTTAATGGAATATTATATGGGTATATGTGGAAAATTAGGTATTGATGAAGCTGTCATGAATTCTGTAACGGGTGGTAAATCAAAGAAAAAAAAGAAAAAAAACCAAAAATCAAGACGTTACCGATAAAATAAATAAATAGAAGTAAACAGATAACACAAAAAACAAGAGAGTACAAAATAACAACAACATGTAAAAAATAATGTATTCAATGGTTCGTGTAAACACATGCGTTTCAACCACAAGATACATAGGGTGATAATAATGACATTAGGTATGTAATGATTTGTATTTTCTATCGTATCATCAGGATGTTTTGTTCCAAATAGAATGTCGCACAAGTCAGGACCATTATTTGTCATAACATGTTCATGATGTAACTTATGAACATTATTTATATGTAAATAACCATAATTAATATTATGAATACTGGAATA